ATATGAAAGTGAGACCGGTGAGGGTTAGCACCTTTATACGGCCTACGTTTCCAATTCAATATCGGACTCATAATCTTGCCGTCGTAAATAATGTATTTTATGCGCTTATCCCCTCGTTTGGCGCATTTACGAATCTTTTCCACAAGCGCATAAGCTTCTTCTTTATGAGCTGCAAGATCCGCATCGATGTCTAGTCCTCGGACAATTCCTCGAGCGTCTGGTATATGGTCAGAATTACCCTTAGCAATATGCCGAGCGTCAGCAATCCAACCATCAGAGCGGCGGTCGCGATCTGGATATAGATCATCGATCATCTCCCTTAATTGTTGTCCGGCTTTACACAGTTTAGCCAAGACCTAAAGCCTTTAAATCCTCGACAGATAAACCAAGTGCTGCCAATTTTGCTTCTGCTGCTGCTCTGTTGGCTTTTGCTTCCACCTCAGCTTCTGCCTTAAGAGCCGCGTTCATCTTATCAATTTCATATTGCTTTAATTCGTTCGCGTTCATTTCACGTTCAATAATTTCATCAGTTTCAGCATTGTGTATAACAATAATTGGGTTACTCATTATTTGACTCCATAGATAACATAGTCGCCGCCGCTCCAATTTGAGCCATTAGTAAAAATCGTTACTTCTGTTATTGCTGAAGTTGATTGGAAATTGAAAGTTCCAAACCAATTAACTTCATAAGTGTTAGCACCATTTCTTGCTTTTCCATTCCAAGTGCCAGATTTGTGAGTTACTGTGTTGGCATAATTAGGGATTTGGATATAAACATAATTTTCTTTGCTGGTGTTATCCATTGCCGTATCATTTAACCATATTGCATCGGCACTGCCATCCGCTGTGGCGGCAACTGTATTTTCAGCAGAGTGATTTAACCCGATTTGTCCATACACAGTTCCTGTATTTTGATTAAATCTTAATTTCATATAATCATCAGAAGCAGGGTAAAAATCTCGAACCATAATAACCAACATTTGATAATCAGTAGAAAGGGAACTAATAGTTACAGTCGTTGCGTTTGTCGGAAGCGAAGCAGCCGCTAATTGTGTCCAGCCACCGCTTGTAGCGGTTACCCATTTCAATCCCGTCGCCGTAGTTGAATCAGCAGAAAGATACTGTCCGTTTGTTCCTACTGCCAATCTTGTAACTGTGTCATCGGCCGTTGCAGCTAATAAATCGCCTTTAGCATCAACCAAAGATTTGGGAATTGCCGCATTTGCTAAATCGTATGCAGATTTAACGCTAGCTGGAACGGCGGCAGTCGTCGTAGAAGTGCTGGATGTTGAGTTTTCTAATTGAACTGCACCTTTTTGTGCCGTTGTTGCGTCTTGAATCGCGATTGTTACCGCGCCAGATGTTCCACCGCCCGTAATGGGGCTGGTAACTCCAACTGAAGTAATGTCTCCTTGATCGTTATTAATCCAAGTGTAATCGAGATCGGTATTGGAAGCTTTGCTAAGAATCTGTCCGGTCGTTCCGCCTTTGAGATCCACTAAACTTGTATCAATTCCATTACCCAAAGTTCGGATGGCTAATGCGCCGTCCTTGACTAGATCCGTATCAGCTGGCGTCGTCCAGCCAAAATTGCTCGTTGTAGGCATTAACTAATCACTCCAATCGCGTCTTCCCATTGTAGGGTATTACTTATCGTATTCCAGGCTTCTGCCGCATTGACTTGATCCCAATTCTGAGCCACCGCGCTAAATTCAGTAGGAGAAGCCGTGAAGGTCAAATTCAATCCGTTTAGTGTGCTTGTCCAAGTCCAGCCTTCAATGTAACCAGTAAATTCGCCGCCATAGATATTTGGTGGCAGATTGACGATTTTGACCGGTTGGCCCATAAAGATATTAAGCAGCGCATCGCGGTCGGTGTCATCGATTTCAGGATTTTGGACTGGGAAGGTAATGGACTCAAATTGTGGTCGCGGATAAGCTCGAAGGGCCACATACCGATCAACAACCGATTGAGCGTCGGTGGCGTCGTGAAGTGAGGAATTAGTGCTGATTGAGTATTGCCCATAAAGGTCGATTGAATCTTGATCCGTAGCCGTTTTGCTGCTGCCGTAATTGTTGCCATAGTTAATTTGATATTTATTAACGATTGCGCCAGAGCGAATAACTTGGCGAATCCCAGCAGCCAAAGCTTGATTTCCGTCTAATTCGGTATATCCATTGGCAATGAGATAATCCTGTCGATGAGCTGCGTCGGCATAACCCACATTGCCGTTGGCATCCTCATATATATAACCGAGGGCCGATGAAGCAATTTGTGTCACAATTGAATAGAAGTCAATTGGATCAGCGGCTCGTTGCTCCATTTCGTATTGTCCGGGTGTGTCTATTTCTCCAAGTCCAATATCTTGAGCATCGAGCCAAGTTTGAGTGGCTGGGCTATAAGTCGCCCAAGTTTCGGCAGGTGGGACTTCATTCCAGTTATTAAGAAGTAAATCGCTTAAGATTGCGTAAATCTGATCGCCGTCATCATCTTGAGCCAAAGAACTTGTCCAGACCGCTTTAGATAAACGAGATAAAGCGCCCAGAGCGACGACTTGTATTTGAGTGACATAATCGACCGCTCCGGCAGTCCTGACCGCGGTTGTCACGTCGCTGACTCGACCACCAAAAATTGGAACCCAAGCCGCTGACGAATCTTGAACCTCGACTGTGATGGAAGTATTAACTGTCCAGTCGTAAGTCGCATTATCTTTGTTGATAATTTGTAAATTGGCGTATCCGGCTTGAGGCTGAGAATTTACGTTAGTGCGACCACTCGTGATGGTGAAGCCGACAAGCGTCAAGCTAGTCGCATTAGTGCCATTGATTAAGATTCGATATTCGGGCGTCCAAGCCGTCATAAGGCGACCACACCTCGAAGACCTGCACCACCACCGGTTCCTCGATCATTGGACTCATTGAGAGCTTCGGTGACTGCTCGACTGAAACCCTCGCGGTCAATGATTGACGGAGAATTGACATTGATAATGACGTTGCCTTTTTCTTCGCCTGCCCTAACCGCTGCCACATTAAAGTTGGATGGAATGGCATTACCGCTTGGGATGATGGTTGTGGTAACAGTTGGGGTCGTCGTTGTTGTTACCTTGGGCGCAGCAGTAACAGTTGGAGTAATTGTCGGCGTGATGATCGTAGGCGCAGTTGGCATCGTTGCATTACCGCCAAGAGGACGACTACCTAGGTTTGTGGAAGCAGTAGGGCTGAAATCCACTTTACTAATCGTCGGTGTATCCGGTCCGGATGTTAAAAAATTCTTAGCCCTAATTACCGCATTAATACCAGTAATAGCTGCATTAATAATTGGCTCTAAAGCTCGTAAGGCTGCTCCAACCGCATTGACAATGCCGGAAACAATGCCACCAATCGCTTTTACTCCGTCTGTTAAACGTCCGGTTATGAATGGCAATAACGTGTCTTTGGCAAATTTGTAAAGATCATCAAAAGTGCCTTGATTATCTTTAATTGCTTTAATCACTGGATCAATGGCAATTTCCTTAAATCGCTCAAATCCGGGTATCAATTGATCCGTAATAAACGTTAATAATTTTTCTACAATGGGAAGTAATGCCGTTCCGACTGATTCTTTAGTTTCGTCAAATCTGACTTTAAGTCGAGCAATTTTGCCCTCAAAGGTCTCGGCCTGAGTTGCCGCAGCACCGCCAAATGTGGCGGATAATTGCCTAACAGTTCCCTCAAAGCCGAGAGTCTTAACTTCGGCAGCTGATAAACCGACTCCGAGACGAGTCAGCGCTCCGTTGTTTCCGTCATAAGCTTTAGCCAAAGCATTAGCAGCCGTTTCAACACTTATGCCTTTAGCCGCTGCAATATCAAGAGCAAGATTGAGTAAATCTTGAGATTTTTTAACGTCACCGGTCGAAGTCGCCAAGCGTTGTAGGGCTGGTCTTAATTGATCGTCAGCGACGCCAGTCGCCAATGATTGCTTTAGAATTTGTTTTTCGACGGCAGCGATTTGAGCGTCGGTGGCTCCAGTGACATTTTCAAGTGCAGTCGCTAATCGTTTTTGAGCGGCTTCATCTTCAATCGCAGCTTTAACGCCCTCAATCGCTAACTTGCCAGCATAAGCGGCGGCGGCAGCGGCAGCTGCAGCGAAAGCAGCGGCGGCGACTTTGCCAAATTTTTCTAACTTACCGCCGAAGCCTTCGACCTCATTGGCTCCGGTATCCAATTTCTTTTTGAGATCATCGACATCGGCAAGAATGGATAACTTAAGGGTTCTACTTCCAGCCATTAGTCGTCCCACTTTCCAATAATCTTGCTAAATGCCACTTCCCACTTCGCTATCAATTCAGGCTGAATCTTGCGTAATGCCGGATAGATGAAATAGCCAGAATTGCCTCGGCCTTGTCTGGGGGTGCGTCGAGGGAATTGACGATAACGATTAGATCCGAATTCGTA